CTAAAGAAAAATTTCACACTGTAAACATCATTGTTAGGATATAATGGCTGACCGCTGATTCCTTGAGCTAATCCAGCATTAGTGTCTGCCAGTGCTGCCCATTCATTAGGCAACAACACTGTTTCTACCCATTCGTACACATCGATACTAGATCCTAATACTGTTTGATTCCAATTGCCTATTCTGTAAGCAGAGTCTTTTTGTTCTGCATATTGAAACTTAGCTGTGCCAGTGTTCCACCATAGCTTACCTACATTTTTTTCCAACCAGTTTATAGTAGTATCCACTACTACTTCTGCTGTACCTACGGTGTAAACTGCAGGATCGTATGGAGTTTTATATTTTAATTCCTGTTCGGCAATGTTAAGTATTTTCCCTCTAGCGGCGTCTATGTAATCTATATCTGCTATTTTAACATTGGCAACATTATCATATAGTTCGATTTTTTTAATTTTTCTCAAATCAACCAGAGGCTGTTGGCTTGTCAACACTGTCCAACTTGCACCACTTGTATTTGCTGTAAACAAGCGTACTATGCCTTGATAGATATTTGTGATTGTGTTTTTATAATAAGGAGATCCTACTAATAATATTGTACCGATACAGTCAATGCTGTGTCCAAACGATTCATCTGCTTGAAGATCGCTGTCAAGTTTTTCTGTTAAGAAAAATATTTGATCTTTTTTATCAAATACATATACACCGCCAGTAAATCCTTGTTCAACATAAAATCGTGTTCTGCTGTTGTCAAACGTAGTGCCTTCTAACAGATCAAAGTTTATAGGAAATGGTGTTTTAGAATTTCTCGCTCCGACAGCTATCTTCGCACCATCAGGACTTACTGATACAGCAAATCCAAAATATTCGTTGGTGTAGATTTCATAACTCTGTAGACGCTGTTTGACCCGGAATTCAGTCACTGGTTGATCTAATTCTAAAACGTATACCGCACCTTGATCTTGATAATTTATATCTGCTCTGGGGCTGGCAACAACTAACATTGTACCGTTAGCATCCATATCCATACTGAATCCAAATTGATCTCCGGTGCTGATCACTAACCCGGAATCTACATCAGTAAACGATGACAATGTTGCTGCATTAATCATCTGTGTAAATTCATAAGAATCATACGCAGTTTTCTTATATACGAATATCTTACCGCTGGCAGTTGTAGAACTGTCTCCTACCTGTTGCCAATTTGCACTATCGGATGGGTCTTCGTTGTAACTGCGGTAGGTGCTGTCTGGTCCTAAAAACCCATCGCCTAATTGATAGTACTGGTATGCGTCACCTGGAGAACCTCGATGACGCACTACTTCGCCTTCGACGTATTCTACATCGCCGCGCCATAGTCCTCGATAATTTGCAAAATACTGACCGTCACTATCGGGAGCACCAATGACTAATATGCTGCCATCTCTACTCATAGCCATAGAAAAACCAAACTGATCACCTTGTTTGACTAATTCTGCTTTTTGTGAATTAGTTAAGAGACCTGTGGTCGTAAACTCTATTGTAGAACCATCATCTTCTACAGAAATATTAGTCGGCAAAGAACAGTGTGTAGATATGTCGCTGACCTTAAGCCAATTCTGCGACTCTAAAGTTATAGTGCTACCATCTGAAGTTGAGCCGTCGAGGCTCTGCCATAGATTACCTCGTACTGTTTCTAAAATAGGATCTTGTGCTGCTTGCCATACTATATCACCTTGTTTGTATGAATCAAACAGATTGTATATTCCTTTGTACAGAGGATTTTCCAGATGTATCCACTCTGTGCCTGTGTACTTGATAAGATATACTCGACCTGTATTATTGTAAGATCCGATGGCAGATACTGCCATGTAGTATTCGTTACCGTTGACACCTATTGTGATTTCTGATCCAAACTTTTCGTTGTCTGTGGGTCTTGGTGAAACAAATGCTGTTACGTTGATATATCTTCCGCTGATAAATTCATAAACAGCTACCATGCCTTGCTGGTAATATCCAGCATTGCGACCTGATGTTTCGGCAGGTATTATAGTAGTATGTGGAACCCAATCGTCGGAGTTTATGGCTATTTGTGTACTGCCGTCGCCTAATCCCACAAAGTTTCCGTTGGCATTTAATGCCCTGTATAGTCTACCACCGTATAGCACAATATCGTCTTGTTCATAGGCTACTTCAGTTTGCCATTCACCCATGTATCTGTTTATAACACCACTGGCCGCTGGCGCTCCTATCACAAGATATTTGCCGTCTGGACTAACAGCCATCTTTTCACCAAACGATCCTAACGCTATGTCAAAGAAACCTATCGGCGGTGATATGATTTGTTTTAAGACTACTCCTGCAGGAGTTTCTACATGCACATTTACAAATCCCGAGCCTGGGATGCTGCTGATTATGTGTTTATTAATATTATCATAAACAACTTTAGATCCCGCTGACACCGGTGCTGAGGTACCAAAATCTTCTATGGTCTTTGCAGTGTATAATTTATTTTTCTCTACCACTTCCCACAACTCATCACCGTTGTTGTCTACAAATACCGTTGACTTATTTTTCAGCAGAGCTGCTGGATGTTGATCAACAGCTGCGTAGTCTGCAAATCTTGCTGTGGTTAATAACTGAATATTCACAGTGGTGCTAGAATCTAATTCAGGATCATCAATGTCTGCACTAACTTCAACGGTCACAGTGGTGTTGGTTACTGCACTAACTTTAAAAAATCCAGTAAGATTAATTATTTCACGAAAACCTATGTAATCATCCACAGATACAGAATGTGGTCTGTTTAGTGTTAGAGTAACTATATTGTCGTCTACACGCACCGCTTCAGTAACATATAACAGCGGTGATTCATTAACTCGCAGTGCTTGCCAGCTGTCTTGATAAAAAGTTACCCAGATGTGATCGTTTTCATTAACTGTGGTTATGTCAAGAGTCGTTAACTGATCCAATGTACCAACTACATGTTGAAACTGACCTGAGCTAATATATCCGGCAGTAAATGCTGGTTCAAGATCTAACGTAGTTGGTAAAATATCTACAGTGTAAGGAATCGGAGAAATTGTAAAATCATTAGCAGTAAATCTATAATACTGATCTAAGACGTTAGGCGTTTCGTTAGCTGTTACTAGATGTAGTTGTGGATTTAATTTGAATTTATTTTTTTCAAGTTGTATTTCAATTTCCGAAAATTGGTCAGTGCCGCCGAGTTGACCAAGGCGAAACGCCCATTCTTCGTTGAGTACAATACTGTCAGACCCCGATCTGCTCAGTTTATTAAAAATTTTAGTTATACTGTTTGCTGTGCCTTTTTCTCTAATGAATCCCTGATACAGCTGAAATTGACTAACTGGGTCGTCTGCTAGATTATTTAGATAGTCTCGTTGTTGATATCCAATTGCATGCCTTGCTAATTCTCGTTGACTTTGATCAAGTCCTTGAGACGAAGTTTCAAAATAGTCGCTGAATTGTTTTATCTTATAGTCAAAATTTGACACTAACTGTTTGACTGGTTTTGAATCTAATTTTGTCCAATTAGCATCGTTGAACGTTTCTGAACCTAACTGACTAACAAGGCTGGTCCAATTGTAAGATTTGTAAGAAACAATATCTCCCAGTTTGTAATCTTTAAAAGGTTGCCAAATCTGTATATCGACATTATCGAATAAAAATCCCGGACTGGTATAGTCACCGTCCCAATCTACAGTACGGAAGGCCTGCATTTTAATACGGCCTTGACGATATCCAGTAGGTTTGTCATAGATGATGTCATTGAAAACTGTACGATCATCAAATACAGTAACGTGTTCTTTTATTACATAATGCAGTCTTGCATAATAGATACCATCTGTGGTATTCGTGGTTTCTATGTCCAGCGACTGAACGCCTCTGTTGATATTGAGGAATCTCGGAACTAACGGTGTTCCGTCGCCTTTGAGAATTTGATAGTCATAAAACCCATCAAGCAGATTATCAGGCGTACCTACAGGGATAGAAATTTTTAATTTTTGTGCAGCAGGACTCAACGCTATAATAGCACCCGAATCCCAGTTGTGTTTAGTCCAGAACATGAATTCTTTAGCAGCACTAAGCCAATCTTGACTGGTAGCGTTTAGAGGGTCATAGTTATCAAACACAACTCCTTGTGTTTTGAGATAGCTTTCATAGCCCAATAGTAGATCTACTACCTGTTGTATACTGGTTAACAGCGTGCCGTAACTGATTTGTCTTACAGTGATGGTGTTGAATACTCGTCTACGTTGCGCTTCAATTGCACCTATCTTAGGTACATCTCTTAATTTCTGCCATACACTGCGATCAAAATCTCCGCTGCTGCGATGAGTTTTTAACGCTCGATAAAAATTACTTTGGTATCTTACCAATGTACCGTTATTGTAATTTTTGTCTTCAACCCAGTCTGTAAATGACTCGCTGACACCTCCTACTGAAATTATAGGATCTTTGCTGCTGGCCTGAGCCTGGTGATAATTGAAGTAAGGTCGAATATCATCATATCCTGCTACAATCCACCCGCCTGAGGTTTTTTCTAATCTCATACCACTGTAACTAACTGTGGTCACTGGACTGCTGATGTTGAATATAATATCGTAATTTTCCGGAGGAATAAAGATACTAGAAGCAGTAGCAGCAGGATTTTTTGAATCCAAAAGATATTTCTGCTGTTGTTGATCTACAAATCCGCTCATCCTAAAACTCAGAGCCACATCTAATTTTTCTATTTTAACCTGTAGGCTATCCTTAGATAGTCCTTGAGATTTAGTGTAACTGGTTAGATATTTTACTAATCCTACTGCTGTGGAATCTGTCACGTAGGGTGCGATGTCTGCGATAGTTACAAACAATTCTGTGGTTGCATTTATGTACTGATCTAACTTGTTTTTTTTAATTCTCGATCTGTCAAAATTATCTGGAATGTATTCGAACGGCTTCATAAGGCACATTGCAGTGATAATTGCATAAGGCCATTCTGAACTGGATCTCCATGCATACTCTGCCGGACCTACGTCGCCTAACACAAACGGGCCGCGATTATTAATCAGTGAAAAGTCTTGTGCAAGATTAGAATCCAACGGACTCAGCAATTTGCCGTCACCGTCAACAGGAATATGCGAAATCAGTCCAGGACGTCTATATCTACCATACCGACCTGCTCGAACACCTTTGCGAATTATTCCAGCCTCAAGGTCTTCCCATAAGATTAAATTATTGCTGGTGTATGGTGCTGTGCCGTATTCAGCTTCCCACCATGTAGGCTGTTCGCTGAATCCCAACATTTCCCAAGGACAACGATGTGGTCGATCAGTGTCATAGAAATGCTGATACACTCCCCTCCACCAACCGGGTATGTTTTTAGTCTTGGTGGGATCCGACATATTTGAATAGGTATACGTGAATGAATTTTCGCTGTCAAAATATTCATTTAAGGTATAATTGATATTGGTGTTTTGAATCCATTTTAGAAAATCTTGTACTACGATCATGTCTAGCTGATTCTTAGAATATTCACCTACTCCGTAATAACCGGCCAATATTTGGTCTATGTCAAACACTGCAGAATCATACTGTTGTTTGATATTATTATAGATACGTAATTCTAATTCCAACAATAAGTCATCTCTAAAATCTCCAAAAGCTGCTGTTATGCTGCCGTCGTGACCTTGAATAACATATCTAGGTTCCTGATATGTGTCGTCGAGAAATTTTACAGGAGTGTATTTTTTGTACAGTCCCATCGATGTCGGTGTAGGCGGAATAAAATTAGTAGCAGTACTTAGATATTCTCTAATTTCAATTACATCGCCTTCTGCCAAAGGTACAAGTATTTTCACAAAACTAAACACAGAGTCAAACTCGTAATCTCGACTATTCAACAGCTGAGTTTCATTAAGATACACATACACCGCCCTACTGCTGAGCGTGTTCAAATCAAACTTTTCTGACAATGTAAATGTATTGATGCCAACATCGTCTACAACCGTCGTTAACGCAGTATAGGCGCCTGCGCCGATCATATCTGAATCAGCAAACGCATCTTGTGCTGTTTTAACTGCGGTTAGACTGTTGATTATGTCGTCAACAAAATCAATTATTTGATCATTATAGTCAATTTCTGTAGCTCTCTGCAAGAAATTGTTTTTAAAATCTGTATATTCTTTTTTTGCATACTGGACAGCTTTAACTATGTTGTGAGTCTTATCGCACAATGCCATCACAGCCAACGGAGTGTTACCGCTGTGTTTTAAAAATCTTTTAGCAGATAGTCTGTAATCCTCGAGGTCTCTGAGGTTAGATAGCCCTGGTAATATTCCTGTAAATTCTTTGTCCCATTCTATGGCGCTGGTTATGTGATCAACAGCCTCTCCTAATGTAAACGATGCAATAGGTGCATTGAAAGGATTTTTTTCTAATCCAACAGGTATTTCATAGTACCCTTGATCTGGTTCGATATCAGTGATAATTTTGATTACTACAGCATCGTTAACTGCAAATGTTGTATCAAATACAAAAGTTCCTAATGTTCTTGTCCATGTACCTGCGTATTTTACTCCGTTGAGATAGAAATTTATTTCAGGTTCAGCAATCAAACTTTCCCATTGTATTGTGGTAAATGTCAAGGTGGTAGTCGCTGTGCCTACAATCTGATTGTCGATTATAGGTTGTAGATATTTAGAATTCAATTTCTGCCAGCCGTTGGCATAGTTAGATCCTAATTTATAAAAACCAGCAGATATTCTTTTTTCTATTGGTAAGTTATCGACAGTATAACGAAATGTGTCAACATCCCAATTATAATCAAATTCTATATCGCCAATGTTATCTATATTGAGATAACTGATTTGAATACCTAATTCTTTATCGATTCTTGCATTGCCTGGTTTGTAACTTAGTATACGTGATCCAATAAATTCTGTATCTGAATAAGTATCCGAATCCCCGAAGCTAATGTCGTTGCTGTCAAAAACGTCAAACATAGGAGATTGATTAACAGTTGTCTTGCGTTGACTGCGAACCCACTCAGTTCCGGTATAATGAAACATTATGCCTTTGTTAATCACACCACGTCTCACAGTAACACACTGACCAAGAATCGATTCAGTGTCAACACTTTCTCTAAGATGTATCTGTTTAACATTGTTGTGGGTGATAAATTCCACTGTGTATATTTTGTTATTAACTAACTTGTCTTGGTCGGCTACAAATAATATTCTTGCTCCGTCGAATAAAAATTCACCATCTATGTTGTATCCTCTGGATCCCTCAATAATAGAAAACACATCCGTGGTTGCTGTATCTATGTAATCCACACTTTGTTTAGCAATCACTCCATGATTAAACAGTTGCAAACCGGCACGAAATTCTATAATTGGCCGTTTAGCTCTTGCTGTTTCGTTAGCTGGAAAATCTTGACCCCTTGACTGATATGCTTTTTCTAAAATAGATCTATGAAACCAACGATTGTATCTACTCCATGGGTTGTTGTCTGCACTATCTCTTGCGATAGTTATGTAGTCTTTTGATCCGGCGTATTCTGTGGCATCATCAAACGGCTGCGTGTCGAATCCTTCATTGTCAAATAATACTTCAGGCACCTCCGAGCTTAATATCGGTGCAGCAAGATCACTGAATCTCGTTAGTGTAATAGCAGTTCCTACTCCTTCTACTAACCATGTATCGGTAGCGTAGATGTTAGGAGTAACGTTGCCTATAAATTCCACAATCATACCGTTACTAAATTCAATACCATTACCGCTGGTGTATGTGGTTTTTCCGATAATATCTAAGTCTGCATTGACGAAGGTATTTTCTTCTATGTCTGCAATAATAAATCTTCCGAACGCATTAGGTGTTATTTTACCTTGATAATACAGCGTATCCGGAGCGTCGTACGGCACGTCAAATGTCAATGTGCCGTTTTCGATTCCGTTATTGATTATTCCTTTGTTGTAATCTAATGAGGTGCCGGCGCTGGCTGGCTCTATGTATTGCCAGTCTTCACTGTCTAAAGTAATTGAACTTGCATCTAGGCTGGTAACATCTCGCACAGCTCGCCATAGTTTTGAATCATACACTACTACACTGCCTTGCGGATAGCTTCTGCTAGGTTGAAATAATAAACTGCCGGTGTCAAAATTAGTGCGAATTACCAATCCTTCGCCCGGAGCATTTACTCGGAATTTGTAGGTCTGACCGCGATATAAAGTCAGAGTCGGGTTATTTGTATATGCATCAGGAGTGAACACAAACGAGTTTTCAGTAGTCCCTAACACAACTTTATATGTGCTGTTGACTGCTGCGCTCTGTCCTGCAATGCTAATACTACGTGGCCCTAACGGTTCCCAATAATATTCTCTATAGTTGATAAACTTATCCCAGTCTATCGGAGGATCCCAGGTATAATGAGTCTGTCCGGTTATTTTATCATCGCGTTCGATGGTGTTGCCAAAAAATTTCAATTGATTTTTAACATCAACATAATCATAGAAATTTTCTATTTTATCGTGATTCTTAAATATTACTCCAGGTTCCAACTGATAACTGCTGCGTAGTGTAGCATCTGTATCAACATAAACATCTTTGCCGTTGAAAGTTTTATCGTACCTACGACCAATGTATCCAACAACTTTATCTAATACTCCGGGCTGTATTAATGGGTCAACTACCGCAGATAAAAACTTATCGTTTGCGGGGGTTTGAAAAATTATCGGCAGCAGTTCTACTGATCTGCGTATAGGCAATTGACTGTTAGGAAAAAATTTATTAGCCATATTAGTAAGTGGTTGATACCATAGAATTAATGCTTGCTCCTACTTCAGATGCAGTTATAGCGGTAACAATTTCTATGTCATCTACTGTGGCTGCACTGATTAATATTTCATCGGATCTGCTCTGTATTTCAAAAAGACTACCAAACGATTGGGTAGTTTGTCTTGGTACAATAACAATATTAGCAAGGTCCGGTGCTACTGTGTTTAATATATATGTGGTCAATTCCCCCATATAAAATCTATCACCAAAATCCCAATTGTTAATATCAAAGAAATCGTTGATAGCAGTAATTACTCGCACTTTGAGATCATTGTCGTTGATCGATCTATTTTGATTTTTTACAATTTTAAATACTGCCTGCAATTGCGAATCTGCTTTAGCACCAAATAAAATTTTGTATTTTACAGGATGATATATAATGTCATCGCTGATACTTTTGATTGATGCTAATGCTGTGCCGAACGTAGTTCTTAATGCTTCGCTGGTAGGAGCTACCGGTTCTACATCTGTACCGCCTGCGAGGTATGTTCTATAACTTTCATCATAATTTCTAATCAACAAATAAATGTCAATGATATTACTGGTCGAAGGATCTATTCTTCTATCTACACTGGCATTATGAAGGTATTGAAATTTTAAATTTCTTCTACCAATTAAAGCGGTATATTCGTTAGCGATAATCAATGTGTTAGTAGTACGATCAACTCGTTTCACAATGTCTTCAGCAGAATCATAGAAATATATCAACTGCTGATCTGGATACGATACTGTATCATTAAAATCAATTCCTGCTTCTCTTGGTCTAATTAAAATTAAATCAGTTGAATTATCTACAAGTGTGCGAATTTTAGTTCCGTAGATGTCGTTTGATGATAGAAAAAATAAAAAATTTAAATCTTGATTTAGTCCAACAATGTTTTCAAACGCCTCTGGATTATCTATAACTCCGTCGTCATCTGAGTCTCTAAAACTTAGTTTGATTTCGTTGGTACTTTCATATCCGTCATCAAATTTTATTGTGTCGCTGACCTCAAAAGGTACGTCCTGTTTTAATTGAGTGATAAAATCTTTTGAGGTATTAATTCCCAAAACTGTGATTTGATCTTTAACCACAGCACCCACTTGATCGTTATAGCGTTTTTCATTGCTGTCAAAATAAAATCTATTTTGATTCACACTTCCAAAAATATAAGACTGTTTTCTAATTCTCACTATGTAGCTATCGGGCTGTCTAACAAACGCTACAATCCACGAACTGTCTGTGTTGGTGTTAGTGGTGTCTCCGGCCTTGCCTAATGTGAAATCATTTGTGAGATTTAAATTGCTGGATGTAATCAGTCTCCATTGAGATTCTGTGATCTCATATCGCAGTGCAAAAGTTTGGTTATCGAACACTTGATTTACAATCTCAGTCTCTAAAGCAACAGGCAAATCGCTGACAAATCTCGGCACTATACGTTGAGCAATAGCTCCTGTTGGAATTGTTTCATTAAGAGTGATTGGGCCTGGACCTTTGACATAGCTGCCATCGCCTGTGATTTTAACAATTTTTGTCCAGATGTATTCTGTTTGTTCAGAGTCATTAACATCAGCTATTACTAATTTGCCTTTCTTAAATCTATATCCTGTGGGTGGTACAAATTTTACAGCTGCATTAATCAAAGCATATTTCAAGTTACTGGTAGAATAACTGCCTACTCTGAGTTGAGAATTATCTATAACGTTTTTAAAATAGCCTGTGCTAACAGTCGAGGTAACTGATTGCCATGTTGTGTTAACATCTGTAAATAAGATCTTATCAAAGTTTGTAAAATAGAAATTATAAACTTCAGCCTCAGTGAATACTGGTTCTATCCTGCGTCGTATAAAATTAATAATGTCTATTCTGCTGGTAAATTTAAATGATAGAATTGATTCGTCTTGTTGTTTGTATATGTACCCGTCATCTCCGAACACATTTATACTGCTGTACTTTCCAGTGGCATCTAGAATATCAAAATTTCTGCTGATGCCGCTGCTGGTTCTGTTCACTGCTTTGATTTTTACTATGTTTTGTGATCCCAACAATGGTGCAAGATTATAATCTTCTGCGGTGATCATCCTATTCTGAGTGTAATAGACTGCGGGAGCATTAGCACGAATATTGTCTATGTCTTCTGATGCAGCAGAGTTGGCCACGGTACTTTGTAAGGCTAGGCCGATAGTTAATGTGTGTTCAACATTGTTTTTGTTTCTATACAACACAGAAATATTAATACCTCTTAATTCATTAGGGTATATGGTGTATGATAGTCCATTGCTGGTTCTGTAGAATACTCTAAAAGCCCCTTGAGGAAGATTACCGTAGACTCCGTCAGCAAACACAAGATCGATGTTGTCATTTTCTTTGGTGTTAATAGCATAAATGTTGCGTATGTCTTGTGTTACACTGTTATATGCAATGTTGTTGCCTACCAGTGATGACACCTTGGTCCATTCTTCCAGCTGAGCACCTTGTGAATTTAGAGAAAACAGCCACACATCGTCATTGTTGATGTTACCAGCATCTACGGCGATTTTTTCGTTGGTGGTTGGCACATCTACCGCAAAGTCTGCTAATTCTAATGTACCTTGCTTGAACAGTAAAAAGAATCCTGTGTTGGCACTTCCTGGTCCAGATCCGTCATTTCTATAGACAAATCCTAATTGATTGCCCGGTACTGGCGGCTCTTCATAAATGTTCTCACTGTTTTTAAAAGCAGTGCTGACTATTTCAAAACTTACACCTCTGCTGGCCACAGTTTTAGAGAATGAAAACAACGGCACATCTGCAGTCGAGGTGCGAAATCTATATTGTTCTGTGGGGATCCCTTGTATCGTAGCTGAGCCTTGACTGCGACCAAATTCTGTGTTGTCTGCCATAGCACTGTTCAACACTGTGAGAAACTGTTCTAACCAATTATTATTTGTAGGATCATTCCATGTTATTAACTGTTGTGCAAGATTCTTTCCATTGCTGTCTATTATAGTATCAGTAGTTGACACAGTGGTAAATTTCAACAGTCCGCTGGCAGCTACCGTTCGCTTGGCATTATAACTAAGCATGCGAGCTATGCGCAGAACACTTTCTTTAGTCTCTGCTAATTCAATAAAATTCTCGCGGCTGGCAAGGTCGATGCGGAATGCCAGACTCTGTCCTAGAAATGCCACAGCATCTATCAATGCCATGTATTCCGACGATTCTATATAGTCATTGAAGTCTTCTGGATAGTTTTCACGAAGATATGTGATAATAACTCTACGCAGGTTTTCAAAGTCGTAGCTGCGGAAATCAGCGTTTCTAAACGTCTGATAGATCCTGGTCCAATCTTGATTCAGTATGAGATTATTTTGTCTGCTTGTTGTAGTCATACCAATATTTACCCTTAAAAATAAACTGCTTAGTTAATTACACTGTTGTTTTTATCAAAGTCCATTGTCATGCGTTCTGTGATATTAAACGGAATATACACTAAATCTACTTGTATACGCATGCCTTGATCTGTGCTGTCAATATTGATTTCAGTGACTGCAAATCTGGGATCATAGTTAATGATAGTTTCCACATCTTTGGCTATGATTTCTTTAACATCTGGAGTAAATGGTTCAAACAGCATATCCCAGATCACTGTGCCGAATTCCGGATTTTCTAATTTCTCACCTTTGCGGATATAAAAATGATTGATTAAATCCTGCTTGACCAGATTAATGTCATAGAGTTTGAAATTTTTATTGGCTTCCTTAGAGCTGAATCCTTTGTAGGTAAATTGCCCTTGATTCTGCGTTACGGTAGCAGAACGTTGTGCTGCTGTTTGTTGGTTGTATAGTCTCGTAGCCATAATTAAGTATTCCTATCCGTCTTATCTGGTGTTAATAGATCTGGTGCTCTGTGCTCATGCAGTGCCCAAGGTTCATGCATAGGTATACGCTTCATGAAGCTTTTCACAATACCAGCTTGATATCGTTTGTCCCAGCCTGCTGCTGTGCTGGTAGCCGGATTATCTCTGAGGTCATACGGTCTCACAAAGTCAGCAGCCGCAGCAGTTTCTGCATTGTTTGGTCCATTGAAATTAATCTTAGTACCGTTGAGTTTAACTTCGGCGCCGCTGCCAAGACTTATGTCTGAAGTAGAGCTGATTTTAGTTTCTGCTCCGGAAGCAATATCTAAATCGTTGTTGGTAGATATTTTAGTCTTAGCTCCTACCAATATGTCAAGATTAGCCCCTACTGTGAGTTTAGCATCTGCATTAATTAAAAACTCCATGTCAGTGGCTATTTCCACATGCCACTTGCCTGTTTCAGTTCTCATGTTGATGTTTCTACCTGCTTCTAAATTTATATCTCGAGCAGCACGTATGTTAAGATCTTGCTGAGTATGCACACTAATACTGTCTTCGGCAAATATATCAATCTTACCGTTGCTGGTAAGTTCTATCCATGCGGTGCCTCGAGCATTGGCAATGTATATTAAATCTTCTGAATTGTGCATCAATATCTGATGTCCAGTTCTGGTTCTTACACGAAAGTATTCACTGGCTGGGATTGTGGCAGATCCAGTATCGCCTTTTCGTTGATTGGCTGGGTCCAACAAATCAATGTATTTTACCGGGCCTTCCGCAGCAGATTTTTCTCTGTGGAATCTATCATTGCCGTCATCCATTACTAACTGTGTGCCACCTAATCTACTCACAGGCACAGTGGCCAGGCTGTCTGCCTTGCCTATCTGTTGTTTTTTTGCACTGGCTCTGCGATCAAGAGGTCCGGGTGTACTTATGCCAAACACCATGCTAGGCGCTTCTCGTCTAGGTGACGAAGTTGTGAATCCCCTAACATCATCCTCTAGTAATCCTTGCTCAAGAAATCTATCCGCTATAGGATGCACTACTCTAGGATATTTTTCTGGATCAATTTCTTGTGTTTCACCATTGATACGTTTGTTCATTTCAGCCACAGGCAATGGTAAGGCGGTATTACCGTATCTTTTTTTATCCTCGGCATCAAGACTGTTTACTGTGCTACCGGCTATAGCCGGTACCATGTGATTGATGTTTACTCCGGGGACGCAAGCGAACCAATAGCCGGCTGCAGGGTCACCGTTGACAAACAACACCAGCACGTTGACTCCAACATCCGGAGGTACGAACCACATGCCATATGATTTCTGAGTGTCACTGAATCCGTCTATGGTAGATTTTGTACCGTCATTCTTTCCCATAAACTCAAAAGGAGTATACCCAAAAAACGGAGATGCATACTTTACAATAAAAGTTTGACTGTCATCGCCTGCGGTGTTGGCTTGATCTTTTAAAAGATTAACTTCTATTGATCCCATAAATGACGGATCAAGGTGACTGATCACTGTGGCGATATAAATGCCAGTAGTGAGTCCGCCACTTCTGTCTGAATCGCCAACTGCCGGTCTTGATAATTCTGCCATTAATTTTGTCCTAGATCTCTGTAATATCTAAATCCTACCACCCGAGTTGGCTGGTTAGATGTAGTAGTTGTAGTTGCGGTTGCGGTATTCCGTTGACCGCTGATAGCTGCTCTTTTGTCTGCGTCACTGCCAGTTAGATTCACAGCAGTACTGCTTTCAATCGGTGATGTGCTAGGTGGTTCAACTGGTCCTATTTCGACTGCAGGAGTCGACGCCTTGTCTATCACAGATGGTTTATCTCCGGTAACAGTTTTGTTGACTTCGGGACCTTGTGGGCCAGGCATTCTAAGGCATGTTAATTTTTGTTTCCAATTGCCGTCACTAAATGTATTTTCACACTTGTTTACCCTGTATATACCACCAAACGGACTTTCCTTACCAGCTATTGAAAAATCATACAGGCCGGTAAGTGTGTTGACATCTGCCGGTGTTCTAAATGTAATATAGATAAAAACGTTGCCAGCTTCGTAATTCATTGTGCCATCATCTAGGATCTGTGATGTGGGCGCAGGTGCTGCTGAGAAATGGTTGCCTATGCCGGAATCAACTAACCAATAAGGATCTCCAAGTATTTCCATAGTTACAACCACCATATCTGCACTGCTGCCGCTGATAAAAGCCTGTTGAAAATTTTCAGCTACATTTTGCTCAACGCTTTTGTTTTCTGATCCACCTTTATACCCTTTTAATAATTCGGGATCGCGTTTTTTTCTACTACGACCAGTTTGTGCTGATTGTACTTCAGGAGCTTGCCCTTTGCCGGTTTTAGCTGATGGATTTAATTTCTCACTGGGTTTTTGATTTTGATTAGCAGTATTAGCCCCCTTGTCTGCTGGCTTAGGTGCGATGCCGGAATAAAATAAATTATTGATCTCGATGTTAAAACTAAGAATATCAACGTTCTGTCCTGTGTAGATATATTGATATTCTTTTACTATGTCTTTGGTCAAATCGGTATAGCCTACTGGTGCCGATGTGGCGTTGGTGAATATGCTTTGGTGCACAAGATAAGGCACTACCCGATAGGTAATTTTTTTAGCATAGTCACCGGTAAGGATATCTAATTTCAACAGTTCTATTTGCACATCCAGTTTAAACCATTTGATAAATCCATTCACAAGATTTTTAGGATCAAGCGCATCTGTGGCATATTTAGAACTTAGAATTACTTGGTTTATAATTGCAGTCAACGATTGGCTCTGCCCGAACTGAAAAGCACGGGTTTTAGGATCTATGGTCATGCCATCTCTTTTCAAAACACCTGTCTTTTCGTCGTACTGATCGCCTGCACGTTTAAACAGAGGCCTACCTCCTGAACTTTGATCAAGTCCCAGACTGGCAGATGCGATTGAATTCTTATCTAACCGTTGAGGATCAGTTTTTGGCACAGCCGACGCTACTGCTTTCCTAGTATCACTGCTATCTGCCCTAGGATCAAGGGTGGCTTTTTTAATTTTTTCTGTATCACCTGCTGATGATACCCAATCACTGCTTAGAATAGGAAATTGAATCACGTATTCGTCTTTTTGTCCGATGAGTTTTTCAGCTAATAATTTATCTTCATTCTTGTTTAAATAAGCCATAAGACTGCCCTCGCCGCTGGACAATAGATCAAACACAGTGCCTTGGCCGCTGGCAAA